CTGGTTCTGTGTGAGGGGAACCTTTACTAGCTTGTCGATAGTGTCTTCTACCCACGCTAGGTCTTCCCTAAGAAACTGCTCTGCTCGGGCAACAGTGATAGTCATATTAGGTTTAGCATTTTTTGTATGACCCCAACCAATAGTCCAAACATCATTCTTTGTTGGTAGATAAGAAGTTAGTCTTAGGTCTTCATGCTCTTTGATAGCCTCTACGTTTTTAATACGCATAATCGCCCCTTAAAATTTAGTTAAGTTTAGGTATTCTTAGAGCGAAGGTTTCGTCTCAGGTGGCTTTATCGTTTCAGTTGGTGTTGCGTCTTGGATCACGAGCGTACCAGCTTCGACCTGACGCATAATCTCGTCGTAGTGACGATTGCCCGGTGCCAAGGGGACGTACCATTCTGTGCCGTCGATGGTGGCGCGGTAGCCGTTCTGGGTTTGGGTGATGTTTTCGATCATGATGATGTTCCTCAGAATTCGGCGTCTGCTGTAAATATTCCGCCCCAAGCGGTTGAGCTTGAATTGTTCCCAATCACCAGACTGCGGGCATATGGAGTAATGATGCCCGGCCCCGCAGCGCTAGTGGCGGGATGGCTGGCTGTCCGCACAACAGATGGCGCGGCCCTCATGGAGTGAGGGTAGGAGTTGACGAACCCGCCCTGCTGGTAGAGTTCCAAGATTTGATAATACCGCTGACATCTCCCCAACTCCGGCCCCAGTTCAGGCTGGCGATATAGGCCAGCCGCCGCAACAGTATGCGTACCCTGCTTGATGTGGATGCCCCACAGGTCAACGCCGATAGTTTGCAGGCCGAGGGAGTTGGTGCGGGCGTTGAAGTTCGATCCGGCGCTGGTCCAGAACAGCAGCCCAAAATAATCGTTATTGTTTGTGCCAAGTGTCTTACCCGTGATCGACGGGATGGTCATTGTCACGGCAAACGGTGCATACGACCCTGTTAGGGTCGCGGTCGTGGGGCTTATGGTGTTGACAGTAGCAGACGGTGAGCCTCCAGTTCCAAAGAACTGCTGCCCTTCAACGGCCATGTTGCCCGTGCCGGAAGTGCGCCGCGCCCATCCAAGGACCGTGATTGTTTGCCCTGCGTAGCTGCGGACGCCCTCAATGTTTTGGTAGATAACGCTGTAATGCGAAGCGAGCGTTTGCCCGCTGACGGTCTGGCGCAAGAAGTAGGTCGGGCTATTAGAGCCGAGTGTGTCACCAAGCGTAAACGCCTGCCGCGACATTGTGCTAGTGCCGCCAGAAAGGTCTTGCGCCCACCGATCCGCTGCAACATACCCCGCCGAAGTGCTACTCGTCCCCCGCTGCCAGAAGTCGAAGGCCCCGTTGATGATGCGGTTTTCAGGGTCCAGAACGCCGGGGCGCAGCGGAATGCCGTTGATCGTGGCTGTGTTACCACCTGTAGCATCAAGAACAGCAGGAGTTCTGACTTCTGTTGTAGCTCTAAGAGAGGTCACAGACCAAAGATCGTTAACTTGGTCAAAAGTGGCAAAGTTGATCCAAGCATCATTATCCGCATTACGCATTTTTAGAATATTAGTAGTAGTATCGTACCACCACTGATAAGCATAAGTAGTCGAGGGGGCAGTTGCCCCCGAAGAATTTGTTGCCAATGCAGTAAGACCATTGTTTAAGTCTGTACGAAAAGCTGGAAAGCCTTGGTTGGCAATATTGAAGTCATGTTGGCTCATTGTTAAAGTCCTTTTCCGTAGCCTTTAGCCACATAATCGAGTGTTACTGTGTTTGTAGCTACAGTACCACCACTGTCATACACAGTTAGAGAAAATCCAGAAGCAGTTTTACTGGTGATAGCATACCTTTGCCCATTTTGTAGGTTAGCTAGAGAAAGACCAATAGCAGGTGTTGCCTTAAAAGAACTGGGGAATGTTATATTAGTAGTACCAGTAAAATTAAGGTCACTTTGAGCTTCTACCCGATCAGGCATATCCACAGTCACTGATAACCCAGTAATTGCAGGGCTTGAACTATTGTCAGAAGATAAAAGTTTTGCCCTAAATTTGATAGCTCTTGCAGTAACATCTGCTACAAAGAAATCTTGCCAAGCACTCCAATTAGGCATACCAGAAGGGTCATCATTTGTATAAGCAAACTGCATGATTACAGAAGTATTATCAAAGTTATTAGGATCACCATCGAATAGACCTATACGAGCATCGAAATCTCCAGTTGTAGTATCAAACGTATTACTATAGCTTGCCAGAGTAAGCCCAATATCAGTAGAGATACGAGATACATATTTAGCCCCAAGATCAATGTAATTAGCAAACTCATAATAACCAGAGCCAACTAATTCACTACCAAAATCAAATAGCCCCAAGGCAGAGTCAAAGTCTCCAGTTGTACTATCAAAAAGTGTAGCACTAGTTAAAATAAGAGAAGGGATACCAGAGATTTCTGAAACAGCTAGGTTTGTCTTAATTCCAGAGAAAGTTGGGTTTTCTGTGAGAGTAGCTACGACATTAAGGTTATCAATGTTTGCTGTGTCTGTTATGACAACAACAGAGGTTGGTGTTAAACTCCCATTACCTAACTTATCATAAGCACGAATAAAATAAGTACCTGTCTTGGCGGGAACAACAACACTTGTGGCTGGACGAGAGACTTTGCTAGTTACATCCACACCATTTGAATAAGTTGCCCCAAGGGTCTCTTTAGAATATCTGATTCTATAGTGAGAAAGGTCTAGATCAGGGGCGGCTGTCCAAGTTAAGTGCAGGGAATTTCCAACCACGTTAGCAGAGAAGTTCTCTACATTTGATGGAGGGTCAATGAATGGTGAAACAAACCAGTTAGAAATTGTATTCCAAGGCCCACGTATATTAAAAAAGTTTACTGCTCTAGCTCGTACATCGTAGAAAGCATCTACAACACCAATAATTTCCGCCTTTCCTGTGGAAAATCTGCCAAGACCAACAAAATTACTGTCCGAAGATAGTTTATATTCAACCTCTACGTAATTTACACTTGGGTCGCTAAATGTAATATCAATTTTTAGTACCCCAAAGACTTGTTCGTTAATAATCCTGAGTTCATCGCTCAAAGAAACCCCAACAGTGATTGGAGTAAAAGGGTCTGGAAGGGTAGTGTTATTACTTTCAAACACAGAAGGCTCTGTTGAAGTAAATACCCCTTGACTGATCTCTCTAAGCGTCATCTGGGTTTGAACATCAAGGTCTTCAGTTAGGCCAAAAGTCCACTCTATTACTTCGAAGGGCTTATTAGTCCAGCCAAATCTTTGATTATTGATATAAACAAAATCCCCAACTTGAACTTGAAAGGCTTTAATACCAAAAGAAGCACTAAAGGTTAATTGTTCTCTATTACGATTAAGGGCAATACGAGCGATTCTTTGTGCTGTAGCACTAGATGAAGTAAAAGGCAGGGTAAAATCTAATACGTTTACTAGCCCATTATCAGCGGCCAAAAATACAGGGTCACTGACCTCTGGATAGTCTGCTGCTTGCCAATCGCTCTCTGCTCCCCTAAATGTACCTTTTACAGAATTAAAATTATCTCTACGAGAATGCCTAGTTGATAAAGAAATCCCAGAGCGCAAGTCATTTTCGTCAAAAGACACAGTTGGTTCAGTCCAAGTAGAGGCTTTCATGCGCCACTTACCTTGACCATACCACAATAAACCTCCCATTGAGGTCAACAAATCATTCAGAATTGAGGCTGGTTGAACACCTGTAATAAATGCTCCATTACAAGTATATCTCTTTTGATCGTACACTACTTGATCACATATGGTAACAGCAGTACTTACAAGTTCATCGTCAATCCGAGAAGCGTCTTGATTTAATCCATAAGCAGAGGTCAGGTAATCTCTCAGACATAAAGCAGGGTTATCACTCCAAGCAGTAGTGTTGGTTGCAGGATTATAAACCTTTTTCCCACGAATAGTAGCAGATACAGAAGGTAAGCCATTGGGAAAAGCGTCTTGATTATAGGTAAACCTAACATAAATATAAGATATACCCTGTAACCTATGGTTCGTTGTCCAGACCCCATCAGATAAACCTGAGGTTTCTGCTATAAGATCGGGATCAGCATTTTGTGTTGTTGTACCAAGATAGGTCTTAATACGTACATAACCATTGTATCTAGAAGGAGAGGTCACATTGCCCGAACCATCAAGTGTTACAAGTTCATCATTAAGATAAAACTGTCTATAACTATCAACCTGCGTGTCCAAAAAAAGCAATAACACTGTATAAGAATTTATTCTCAATAACCAGAAAAGGAAACAAAAACAAAAACAACACCAACCAAAAAATAAAAAAAAAAAAAATAAAAAAAAAAAGAAA